AGAACCTCCCGATTAGAAGTCGGGTGCTCTATCCAATTGAGCCATACAGACATATTATATATCCATGTCTTTAAATATCAATTATTATTGCGATATTTCTTTTGCATCTATAAAATTTTCTTCTTCCTTATCAACTATAATAGTATCAACCAGATTTTCGAGGTCTGAACATTTCTTTTCAAGTTTCTTAATTCTTTCGCTCATATTTTTAATATTATTTTCATAAATTAGTTTAATATCATCTTTATAATCTTCTTCATTATACTCTTCAACGTCGTCTTCCTCATAATCTTCATCATCCTCCTCATCTTCCTCTTCATAATCATCATCATCATCCTCTTCATAATCATCATCATCCTCTTCATAATCATCATCATCCTCATCATCATCTTCCTCATCATTATCTTCCTCTTCCTCTTCGTCTTCCTCATCAGCATCCTCATAGTCTGAGTATAAATCAATGTATATATCCTTGTTAACTTTGGAAGCAAGTTGTTCTAATACTTTATTTAGTTTATTTTTGTAAACTAATTCTTGAAGCACTACTATTCCAAAGAGTAAATATAAAAACTTGTTTTCACAAGACCATTCTTTGATATTATTTGCTGTTGTAAATAGCTCGTCGTAATTTAATCCGTATAGAAAGTTTGTATAGTTCATTTTATACAAACTTATATGTTGTTAAGCCAAAAATCAATTTTTATTTTTTACTTTTTTAAAGTATAAATTTCTTTTAGGTCTTCTTCTTTATATCCAAACTTTACATACCAAGTTTTTCCTATATTTTCCTCCAAAATCAACTTTTCAGATTCAGATAACATCGAAGGATGTAATCCAGACTTTATTAACTCTGTAATTTCAAATACAGAATCGTTAATAATCTTATTTATAGATGAATTCTCAAAATCAATACTATTATACATAGATTCTCCTTTTAGTCTATAATCCTCTAATACTTTTGGCGGTAAACTATTTTTAACTGCCATAATTTGTGGGTCGTTAAATAAATTTATATCTTCCATTTATTATTCAATAACTTTATTCTTTAAATTATTTTTTAGCAAGATATAAATGTCTAATAATCCAATAACAAGCCATAATACTTAACGTCTTAATAAGAATTAAAAAATATACTGATGTTTGCGTTATTGGTATAAAACTATTTACTAAAGTATCAAATTGTGGCATAGAAAATAAAATAATTAAAATACCTACAATTAAGACATCTTTTAGCTCTTTAAATAGGTTATTCATAGCTACTGGATCAGAATTTTTAAATAGTATGTCCATTATCTGTATCTCATCCGAAGATGGAGGAACTTTATCGCTAGGTAAATCTTTAATTAGATCTGAATTTATTGCGTATTTTGTAGTCATTTTATTCGTAAATCTTTTTATTTTAAATTTAAAATAAAAAGAATAATTAAAAAATGAAAGTATCGTTAAGCAAACTAGAAAAATTTGTGAATAGTAAAGGATTCTTGCTTAAAAAAATATTTACTATAGATAGTGAGGCTGTATATTTAGAGTTATTTAATATAAATAATGCCGAAATATTTTTAGTTTATATACCATCCAAATACACAATAAAAGTTCGTGATAGACCAAACATTTATAAAATAAAATATCTTGAACTATCTGAAAATGATCAAGAAGAAATTGAAGACCAAATTGAAAAAGATTACGATGAAATTGATCTAAGTCCTGAAAAATTTAAAAATGATGAAGAGTTAGAAAGTAAACTTAAAGATAACTACAATAAACCAATAACTTTAAATAGTCTAAATAAATCTGATATAGAAACTATTAAGGATATTTATAACCAATTATCTCGGTTACAATATTGCGTTCAAAATATAAAGTACAAAGTATCTATCATATACAAAAATTATTTTTGTTCAATAAAAAGAGATAATAGTCTTGAATGCTATATAATCAAACACTTCCCTAAAATAGAAGAAAAAAGAATCTATGCAAATATAGATTTGGAAAATTTATACGTGAAAATTAATGATGTAGAAAAAGAAATTATCAAAGTTAAAAAAGGAATATATAATGTTTTAAACAAAAACCAAGATAAAAATGCTAAAACATTAGAGAAGATTTTAAAAGAAAAAGATAATATACTAATGTACTCCGAAATAGTCTATAAGAAAAAAAACGAAATAGAAGCATATATTAACAATCTAGATAATATGTTACATAAAATAAACCAAAAAGAAAAAGAAATTTTAAAAAATATTGACGATATTAATCAAATGTATGTTGATAAAGGCTTAAAAGCTCTTCATGATGATATTCAAAGAACTCAAAAAATAGGACTTGAAGAAAAAACTTTGGAAGACTTAAATGTAACTAAAAACTTGGTGATAAAGCATATGTTATACTGGAAGACAAAAAAACAGAATATAACTCTAATGATAGACAAAATTTTCTTTGATAACTCAATAATGCTCAACAAAATAATGATAAACTTTTCCAAGTTGTCTTCAATAACTACTTAACAAAAAACAAACTATATTTAAAAAATCAAAATTCTTAATTAAAATGTTTTCAAATAAATATCAAAAACTTATTTCTTATTTTGAAGAAAATAAAGATAAAGATTGGAATGAATGGTTAATTTTCGACAAATTATTAGATAATCAAGGTAAGCAAGGTATGGTTGGGTTATTTAAATTTAAAAATTCTGAAAGTAACACAAAATATATTTTTAAGCTATCACAAAATCTAAATTATCTTGTATATCATGAACTAACAATAATGCAAGGTTTAAACTCTATATCAAATTTTTGTCCTTTCTTTTGTAAAGGAATAGGTAGCATAAGATGTAGTGTAGAACCAAGTAGAAAAGCCAAAAATCCATTCGTAGTTAAATCAAAATATCCGGTTGAAAAAGAACTATTGTTATGCGAATACATAGAAAATAGTTCTAAATTTTATAATTACATAAAATCAAACGATGTACAAGAGGATATGTTATATTCAATAGTTAAACAAGTGTTAATGGGTATAAATATAGCTCAAAAGAAAAAAAAATTCACACATTACGATTTACATTCCAATAATGTAATGATTAAAAAATGCAATAAAGACCTTGTATTTATATTTAAATATGATAATGAAAATCAATTCTGTATACCGACTTTAGGATATTATCCTATAATAATAGACTATGGTTTCGCATATATATCTGATATGGAAGATAAACCTTTATGGACTAGTTTAGCACATACTGATGCTGGATTTATGAGTGATAGATTTGATTGGGTTGCAGATCCAAAGTTATTTTTAATAACAGTCTCCGATGAAATTAAAGATAGAAGAAAAACGCAAAAATCAAAGAAACTCAGAAGAATAGTTAGAAATCTGTTTTATCCTCTTAAAATAGATGTTGAATCAGGCTGGGATGATGATGAAGAAAAAGGTGCCGCTGATTATGTTTTAGAAATGTTAGAAATATATAACGAAAATTCTAAAATATTTAGCGACTTTGATTATTATTGTATAGACATTTTACAATCTTTGATCATATTACCTTTACAAGAACAAGACTACAAAAATATAGGTAAAATTTTTAAAACTTTTCTAAAAGAATGGGTTAAAATAGAAAATGAAATATCAAATGAATTTTATAATATCTATATTCTAAAAGAGGTTGTTAATATAGCAAGAAATATTAGACCAACATATCTTCAAAAAGACACTAGAGAAGATGCTATTTCTATATTTCAAAAGAATGTATATAAGGCCATAAACAAAGTTTCTGCTTTTTGTAATCCTAAGAACATAAATTTTGAGAAATTTTTGTGCTCTCTATTATTATTAGGAGAAAATATCGAAGGTATGTTATACGAGGTTATATCTGCGAGAATAACAGAAAAACAAAAACAATATGATAACTTGCCTTTGAAATCTGTAGAACAAATATACGCTTCTATTGATGTAAATATTCAAGATTCTTATGTTTACAATGAAAATACAACATTCTGCATCATCGATGTCGAAAATGAAACTAATGATCTCTTTAAAATACCTACTAATGAAATAGATAACATCAACGAAATAAATAATCTATCCAGAGGATGTTATATTTATGACTTATATAAAAACCAATAATTTTAAAGCGTGATTACACTTTAAAATTTTATTTTGTAAAAATATAAAATCTGTCATTTTTTTCAAACATATGTGATATTTCTATACCTCTTAAAATAAATTTTCTAATGATAGATTCATTTGTAATATGCTCCCAGTCCCATATTTTTTGTTTCCATAGTCTTAAATCATCAAATATAAATACACTTGGACCTATTTTATGTGATAAAATAATATCTAGTTCTTCCATAAGAGGAACTCTATTTACATTATTCCAACTTGAATCTCCGCCAGATATATGTGCATCTATAAAAAACACAGCTCCAGCTACCGCTACGTCTGGTACTACATTCTTTAGTTGTTCTAAACTATCTCCTAATAAAAATACTATATTACTTATTCCTTCATTTGAAGCTCTTAATATACCATCCGTGTAAAGAGGTTCAAATATTTCTATAGTATAGACATGTTTAAAGTGTTTTGCCGCTGCAATTGCAGTATCTGCTTTATATGTACCGGTTTCTACAAAATTATCTATATTATCATAAGGTACACCTTGATTTTTAATATATAATATTTCTTCTTGATCTAGACTACCTCCCATTTAGTATTAATTATTGATTGTTTTTAAATAGTATTATATCACAAAATAAATTTAAATAATAAAAAGGATTATAGAAATGGAAAGTATTTTAGACTTTAGTATTGATAATGAAAAACGAATGACTTATTTTGAAAACTTTTGTAAAGAAGAGAATGAAAATAACTCAACTGAACTTATTAATCGCCTTAACGGAATATATCACTTTAGTGGAATAAAAATATTACAAGATTTTTTATATAAAGTATGTTTTAACTCTGACATATTTTCTATGATGAAGTTTCAAGCTAGTAAAGGCTTACTTTTATTTGAAGAGTCGGAAGAAGAACTTAAAAAGGATGATAGCGAAGAGGAGATTGAAATAAAAAAGGAACTCAACTCTGAAATAAAAATTAGAAATGATGAAAGAAAAATTATAGCTTATAAAGCACTTAATAATATCTGTATATCTGATATAGAAGATCTACCTATTCAATGTAGAATAGAAGCTATTTTAGATTTAATGGACTCTGGAGAACTTTATAAGTTAGAATCAGATATATACTTTCGAAAAATAATAAACGACGATAAAATAGAATGTGATTACAGATATAAAACTATTTTATTATTGGAAACAAAACAAAAATTAAATTATAAATATTACATTAAGAATTCTTGTCTTGATTTTCTCTTTAACTTTAAAAATTTCACTATGTATCGTATTTTATCAGCTCAATATCTGTTAAGACACTTAGAACTAAACGAAGACGAAAGTATTAAAATACAAGAAACTATTTTATCTTTATGTTATGAGACCACACTTGATTACAATTTAAGAGCAGATGCGGCTGATTTACTTTTAAATTTGGGCACAGATAAGTATAAAGTGCTTGGTAGAGAGATTATACAAATGTTGGGTAGAATAGATGGTAATGTAAAAACAATATATGATAATAAACAAAATATTCATGTCGAAGAGATTGAAAAATCTATTTTATCTATTATTGAAATACTATCAGCACACCCTACTTTAAAAATAAATGACGGCGAAATTGATTATTTTTATGTCAGAAATCAGATTGATATTATTCTAAAAGAACAAAAAATAAAAAATACCGATAATAATTACCTATTTAAAGAACAACTAAATTTTTACGATGACTATTTTAGCGATAAAATAAGCTGTAATAATTGCGAAAAATATATTGGTTGTATTTATAACTTGCTAAATTCATGCATGGCTTGTATTGAAAATAAAGTTAAGTGTAAAGGTAAAACAACCTTCGATAAATTTTGTTCAACTGAATGTGAAACTCAATACAATATTCAAAATAAAATTTATCTTTCTTTAAATAGAATTGAAATAGATAGGTCAACATATTTAGGGAGTAGTTTATCTAGAATTTTAGTCAAAATATGGTCCTATATACAAAATAATGAGTTTAAGAATGAGTTAACTAAAAGATTGTTGCAAGAGTTAGAAGAAATGTCTGGAACTTGTTCTTCTGGTTTTATAGGGAGATTAATTAATACTTTATCTGGATTCGGAGATCTTACTATCAATATTTCTTTCGAAGATCAACTAGTATCTAACTTTATTGGAAGACTTAATTTTTATGCTCGCAAAATTATGGAGCCTTCTTCTCCATTTTATAATGATAAGCTATACGATGTACTAGAACTTATGATAAGAAATATGGATATTGAGAAAAACAAACCCGTTAGAGAACTTATAGAAGAGCACTTGATAGATAATAGAGACCAAAAAATAGAGTTCGCAATAGAGTATTTTTCAGAACAAGTAATAAATGAGATGACTATAAACTCTAATAACTATCAAGATAGAAGACACTTTCTATTATTTTTTAGAACATACTTACCTTTACTAAGAGAAGAACTATATACTGAATTTAAAGATTATTTAAATACCTTTGAATTCGATTTGACTATTAGAAAAGCAATCAGCTTATATGAAGGTACACAAAATTTTATTTAATTACTTCTTTACTTCTTAGCTTCTTTACTATTAAATACCATCATAAGTGGAGCAAATGGATTTAAATATCCTAATAACCCATAATATTTAAGCAATAGTAAAAAGAATACTATAGTAATAATAATTACTCCGCCAAATTGCACAAGTTTAAAACTATCATTAAAATCATCTGCTGCAACTTTTATAGTTTTTTTTAACTCAGTTATAGTATCACAACTTGTTTGTATTTCAGTTAAAATATTTTGATCTACTTTAGTTATATCACCTAATATTGTTGCATATTTATCTTGTATATCAGATATTTTACTATTCATATCCCTGATTTGTTTTCTAAGATTATCTCCCTTTTCAGCACATTCACCTGCAGATCTAACAACATTTATACCAACTCCGAACTCCATTACTTTTCCAAAATAGTATTCAAATCCTTTTTTTCCTTCCACTTTTCCTTTATCAGACATTATTTATTTAATTATTTTTAATTATTTTTAAAAATAATTAAATAAATAATGGGTGCTTCAGCAAGTAAAACTACAGATACTAATTTTTTT